CACTTTTATGTCAATACCTAACTGCTTATATTTATTTACTGCGTCTGAAACGTAGTCTTCAATACAATCGTCACCCATTGACCTAGATTGGTTAGGTCTAGAAAAATCATCTGAAACATGCATCCTGACTATATTACGACACAGAGAGTTTCCTCTACTAGTTTGAAACCTACCTGAATTTATATTTCCAGGGACATCTAAAACTAACAGATCTCCATCTGAAGTGCTATAAAGGCTGTGACCCGCTAAATAAGCGTCCATACGGATCAAATGTTTCCATTCTTCCGTTGCATTTAAGCACTGTCTGATAGTAAATTCTCCAGCATCGTCATGTAGCCATTGTTGGCAACTCCAATCCCATCCGCTCACATCAGAGCTTACTGGTCTCTCCATACCGTGGACCTGGTCAAAGAAATACACTGACATTTCATCAGTGAATCCTAATCCAGGTACACTAGGTATGCTGTGCCAATTGTTAACTTCTGTTTCCTTGATTCTCCTAATCAAAACCATTTCTATCAACTTATCCACCACTGAAACAGACATTATCAACCTAAGTCGACCCTCCTTCAACTTGGAAGTTTTGTGCAACTCGTCTTTGATAAAAAGCCTAACTGGGTCTACCAGTCCTGCTTCCACCAATTGTACGGGTGTCAAATGCCTATAATGGGCAGTGTTTAGTCTCAAAGTTATACGATCCTTAACAAATGTTTTAACCTCATCCTTATACTTTTCTATTAGACCTGCATTATCTCTCGATCTTAAAATATAGGGAATGCCAGGTGAAGCATCCGCTTTAAGTAAGGAAATACAATGCTCTAATTCATCATCAAATTGTTTGGAATAAAAATTTTCATAAGGTAAATGGAAAGTAGGATACCTAGGTAACAATAAATCCAAAACTTCATCCCTGACCAATTGAGAAGGTGACTCAATCAACCTTCTCTTAGACGCTTGTAAAAAGAAAGATCTTTTCTCGGCGGCTGGAGATCTATCAGGCAAGCCGTATTTGGATAAACCTGGAACTATTTCTTCAGCTAAAATATACTTATCTGTTTTAGTCAAAGATTTCCCGGTTTGTATTGTTACTGTGGATTTTCCCACCATAGTGCATCCACTCAACTTTATGTAATCTTCAAGATTGTAAAATTCATACAAATCGACCCCAAAGACCTGCATGGGGTTTATAAGTTTAAAGAATTCGACTCTTTATTGATCACACCTGACGAAGCTTTATCAACAGTCTTTATTTGTACTCTTTTCAAAAACTTAGCAGGTACCATTTCTAGCTTTAGGCTCTCAATTTTACTGGTAGTATTCTTTACATTGGCCGCTAATTATCGTCGCCTCTCATGTTCACCTGAAGCAACTTTCTATCCTTGGTATTAAGGGCTACGTTCAATAATCGAAGCTCCTCCTTGTTCTTAGAGTTCTCTACAGATAGAGCATTAATCTTATTTTGTATCTGACTATTATGATTCAACGCCCAAGGAATTTGTTGTTCTTTAGGCAATTTCTTCATTTTCTCTCTAGCTATATTTACAACTCTAATGGGGACATCGATTTTATTCTTGTCAGTTAAACCATCAATCTTTGGATTTATAGTTAATATATTACCTTTAACGGAAGTTATTGGCTTAGTTTGTTGTTCTAAACCAATACCCGTGCCGTAACCAGAATAGTCCAAGACTGCAGCATTGTTAGTAGCCAATTTAGTGTATAAGTCTTTTGTGACCTCACTAACTGACTGCAATAACTTTTGTTGCATCTCTTTCAATTTATCTTCTAGACTAGCTTGAGAATTTTCCATTTGGTTGAGTCGGGAAATTAAAAGTGCATAATCGAAATGCAAAGCTCCGGCCAAATTGGGCTTCAACTCCTCAGCTACCCTTGGGGTCTCTTGCAAGACCTCATTGCATCTGAGACATGGAGTCCCTATTTCGCCATTCTGAGTCAAATCGCAATTAGAACAAGAATGTATAGTTTCTTTTCTATATCTTCCTCCTTTAATTTTTGCTCCTACGTGTTTCCCCATAGATCCAAGATTACTTTTGTAATATTGAACTCTAAACTCATCCAAAAAGTCCAATCTATTAGCTGCTTCGCTCACCTCGTCGTCAAGATCTTCCATTATTTCACCCCAGCCCTTTTCTTTATCGTTATCTACTTTAGTGGCTAAAAAGGCAAAATAGGCTGTCGTGGCTTCAATCGAGTCCAGCACCTCTAATCTATCATCATCAAAGATACCAGTATCATAAAACGCCCTCTCTTCTGGTGTCATCATTGCATAAGCCCACTCCTCTTGATTCAACTCGAAAGACTCAGGAACTTCCTCTGCATTATTAGGTGCAGTAGTTTCCTTACGGCTTTTCAAGAAAGGTATCAAAACTCCACCGTTTCTATCCAAACCTCCTTCTAAGTGTATGCCTATTATTTCCCCACTTCCCTTCGTGTTTAACAAAGGAGAACCCGAAGAACCAGGTATAGTCGATATTTTATAATTGACTTTACACAATTCATCAGTTGGTTCAATGGTATTTATACCATAAACGACTTGGTCATTTACAACAGAATATACTCTTATAGGAGTGATCTTGGTAGCATGGGTGGCAAGTTTACCCACAGCCAAACCTAATTGGGAGAATAACCTTGGTGGTGCTGCTACAATAGTGATATCCAAAGCATTAGTTGGCGATGTATACAATACTTGTAATCTATTCAAACTTTCAACACTAATCATTTTGTCTCCATTACACATATACATATGCTTTGTATTTTTATTCATAGTCAAAACATGCGTAGCTGTGATAAAAGCATCTTGTCCTAAATAATTAATACGGGAGAAAAATCCGGCAACATCGGAGCCTATCTTAAAAGTCCCTACAAATTTTGGCAAGGCATTGGCCTTGAACAATCTCTCATTGACCAACATTGTCTCTTTCTTATTCTTTGTCTCTTCAACCGTTCCTTTGTCTGTTGAACGTAAGAGCCCTAATACTTGAGTCAACGTTTGAGTCAACTGTACATTGATTCTAAACCATTTACCTTGTTCTTGTATGGTGACATAAGCTCCAGTGGCATCAAATTGTAAATCCCGGGTAACTACCGTCGGTGCAATAGCTATAGGTTCTTTAAAATGATTAATGGGTACTATTTTGGTATCTAGGTATATATTTTTAGCGACCTTCAAAAATGCTCTCGTCATGAATGATACATATGTAAGAAACTTCTTACATACATGCCAAACAAATTGAATAAATGAAACAGTAAATACTACCGAAACTACTATCATAAAGATAAC